ATCGAGGCCCTGCTCAAAGACAGCGGCAACGGCCTGTTCGATGCGTTCGCCAACGCGCGTGCGGCCGATGGCCGGGGGCTGCTCAACATCCCCGAGGTGGTCGAGTTCCTGGCCAAGCAATCGCGCGAGCTTGGATTCGTGGATGGGACCGTGGTCCCGGGCGGCGGCAACATCGTGCAAAGCCTGGAACAGGAGGCCGACACGATCAAGGAGATGATGCACACCAACCCGGACGCCTACTACAAGGACAAGAAGAAGCAGGAACGCTTCGTGGAGATCCAGGGCGCGCTGTTGCGGCAGAAGGGCCGCGGCAAGTAGTTCTGCTACCATAGGCGCGCGCTATCAAAAGCGCGCGTCACGCGAGGCCCCAAACCTCAGCAAGGCCCGGCCCCGAAAGGCTACCCGGCGCCGCTTGGTTGGTTACCCAGAGCGAGGCTTACCCCCTCATTTACTCTAAGGAGCCAGCCCATGGCAGTCGATGCATTAATGATCGCCTACGACCAGGAGATGATCCAGGTCTACCGGCGCACCCAGGCCCTGCTGAAAGACCGCGTCACAACGCGCGGCGTCGTTCAGGGAAACCAGTTCGTTTTCGATGTCTACGGCAGCCGCACCGACGAAGCGTCGACGCGCGGAGCCAGCGGCGATATCGTCTACGGCACCACGACCCAGAACCAGGTTACGCTGCAGATGCAGCAATGGCACGCGGCCAAAGAGAAGAACTCGTTCAACATCTTCTCCAGCCAGGGCCCGCAGCGCCAGGCGATGCAAGAGGACGTGGCCGGCATCATCAACCGCAAGATCGATGACCTGATCATCGATGCCGTTGTGACCGGCACCGTATCGGCGAACACCAGCGCCGAAATCCTGAGCGTCGATCTGGCGATCCATGCCGAAGTGATCCTGATGAACGCCGACGTGCCAACCGGCAGCGGCGTCACGGGTCTGCTGACGCCGGCAGCGTACGGCTACCTCGTCCAATCCGAGCAGGTTTCCAGCGCCGACTACATCGACACGAAGCTGTTCCCGGACGCGCCCAAGATGTTCAAGTGGGCCGGCATCGATTGGCTGGTGCACACCGGCCTGCCGGGCAACGCCACTGCGAGTGAGTCGCTGTATCTGTTCCACAAGAGCGCGGTCGGCTGGGGCATGGACGTGGAAGGAATGGAAAACATGGCCGACTACGAGAAGAAGCACCAACGCTCGTGGGCCCGCTCCAGCTTCTTCGGCAATGCCAAGCTGCTCCAGAACAGCGGCGTTTGCAAGATTTTGCATAACGGCGCGGGCTACGCTGCAGCCTAACGCCTGACCATCGAAAGGAAACGGAACCATGGCTTACTCAGTCACTCTCCCACCGCAGAAGATGGCATGCGCCGGTGGCGGCGGACCCTCCCTGTGGATCTACAACTCGGTGGACGTTCACACCGATGTGGACGCAACCGACTACTTCACCAACGGCTTCGAACTTGGCATGGTGGTTGGCGATATGGTGCTCGTGGGAAAGACCACGGCGACCATCGGTGCCACCTTGCACTACGTGAGCGTGGTCACGGCGGGTGGGGCCGCAACCGTCGCGCCGGCCATCCTGGCTTGATTTCTCCTTGACCGTGCAGTCAATGCACTTCGCCCACCGCTCCAACGAGTGGTGGGCTTTTTCCATTCAGGACGAACCCAAATGAAACCTCTTGCCGGCAAGCACTTCGGGACGAAGCACCAAAAGATTCGCGAGTACGTCATCCAACCGCCATTCGAGACGGTGCTCGATGACCTGAAGGACCCTGCGTTCTGGTCGCACTGCTGCAGCTACCTGCGGCATGGTGATGTGGTCGGCGTGTACCCGGAGGGTCTGCCGTGGACTGCTCATGTGATCGTGATCGACGCCGACAACTTGGGCGCGAAGGTGAAGGTGATGCACTTCGTCGACCTGACGACGCAGAAGGCGCTGGCGGAATCGCCGAACAAGTCGGACTACACGCTGAGCCGGGCCGGGCGCTGGATTCGGGTGGTTCGCCGCAGCGACAACGAGGTGATGAAGTCGGGATTCTCCGATGAGGAAGCGGCGCGGGAGTGGGCCAAGACGGCGCTGGCTGCTGAGGTCTGATCGTGGCGGCCACCAAGATTTCCACTATCAACTCAGCCCTTCGTCTGCTGAAGACGCGCAAGCTGACGGACGCCGAGCTGGCTGGGAATCTGCGCGAGCCGGCGCGGATAGCGAACGATATTTTCGATGCCGACTTCGTGCGCGGCTGCCTGGAGGCTGGGGCCTGGCGCTTTGCCCTGCGCAGTCAGCAGATCTTCGCCTCGCCATCCATCACGCCTGACTTCGGTTTCGAGTTCGCCTTCGAGAAGGGTACGGACTGGCTCCGCACCGTTGGCGTGTACGACCAGGGCGACATGAACCAGCCGTGGAGTGACTACCGCGACGAGGCGACGGTCATCTACACGAGCATCGACACACTGTTCGTGACCTACGTGAGCAGCGACGTGGACTTCGGGGCCGACTTCGCCAAGTGGCCGCGCAGCTTTCAAGAGTTCGTCGAGGCCAAGCTGGCGTCGCTCATGGCGGGGCCGATGACGCAGGAGGGCCAGGAGATGATGAGCCTCTCCGACCTGTACCTGAAGCGCGCGATCGGCAAGGATGTGATCAACGAGCCGGCGCGGCGCCAGCAGCCCGGCACCTGGGTGCGCGCCAGGATCGCGGGCGCGTGGGACAACAAGCAGCCCGGCCGGTGGTGGTAGGCGATGCGCGGCGGCTTTGAGATCCTGCGCTTCAACGGTGGCTTGGTATCGCAGTTCCTGATCGCGCGCACGGACCTGCGCAAGCTTGCGGTATCGGCCACCACGCTGACCAACTGGTGCCTACGGTCAATCGGGTACATGTTCCTGCGGCCGGGGCTGAAGTACATAGGCGGCATTGCAAGCGGCACTGCATCGCGGCAACTGACGTTCGTCAAAGCCACGGATGACACGGCGCTGATTGAACTGTCGGCTATCAAGATGCGCGTTCGGGTGAGCGATGTGCTCATCACGTTCCCGACAGTCGGGACGGTGGTGCTCAACAGCTCGTTCGGCTCCGGCACCGACTGGACGGACATGGACGAGGCCGGCGGGGTGTCAACGATCGGCGCCGGCTTCCTGGACATGACCAGCAACGGCACGGCGCGGGCCATTCGTGAGCAGGCCGTCACCATTGCGGTGGCTGACCAGAACGTAGAGCACTGCCTCTCTATCACCGTCATCCGCGGCCCGGTTGGATTCCGGGTCGGCAGCACGTCAGGCGGCTCCGAGGTGTTCGCCGAGTCGATGCTTGGCGTGGGCCAGCACCGCCTTGCCTTCACGCCCACGACCGGAACCATCTACATCCGGTTTTTCTCGTCGCTCATTCGCATGGTGCGGGTGGATTCGTGCGCCAAGGTCAGCGGCGCGCTTGAACTGCTGACGCCTTGGGCCGACCAGGCGCAAATGCGCAGCGTGCGTTACGACCAGTCGGCGGACGTTCTTTTCGTGGCGAGCAAGGCCCAGTTCGGATCCATAAACTCGCAGCCGCGCAGGATCGAGCGCCGCGGCGACGGTAGGTCGTGGTCTCTGGTGGCCTATGCGCCGGAGGATGGCCCGTTCATGATCGAGAACGTCTCTCCGACCACGCTGACGGGGAGCGCGCTGACGGGCAACATCACGCTCACAGCATCGCGGGCACTTTTCAGCGTGTCGCACGAGCCGCCGCTTGATGGCGTAGGCGCGCTGTTCTCGCTGTCCTCGCGCGGGCAGACGGTGGACGCAAGCATCACGGCGCAGAACGTGTTCACGTCGGCCATTGAGGTGATCGGCGTGACGACGCAGCGCTCGTTCCTGGTGACGGTCAGCGGCGTGTTCGTGGCGACCGTTATTGTTCAGAGGTCGGTCGATGGGCCAACGGGTCCGTGGCTCAATGTCGCGGGCGAGTCGTACACGGCGCCGGTCACCAAGACGATCACAGACGGGTTGGACAATCAGCAGCTCTGGTATCGGATCGGCGTCGACACCGGCGCATTCACGAGCGGGACTGTGGTGGTGCGGCTGTCGATCAGCACCGGCAGCATTCGCGGCGTCGTTCGCATCACAGCCGTGGCGAGCACGACATCGGCTAGCGCCGAGGTGCTGTCTCCGCTCGGCTCGACGACGGCAACAGACGTGTGGCAGGAGGGCGAGTGGTCATTGCTGCGCGGTTTCCCTAGCGCGGTCAAGTTCCATGGCCTCAAGCTGTGGTGGGCCGGCAAGGGCAAGGCCTGGGGCTCGATCTCCGATGCGTTCGACTCGTTTGACGAGACGTTCGAGGGCGACGCCGGTCCGGTGAACCGCTCGCTAACCAACGGGCCCGTAGATCGGATCAGTTGGATTGCCTCAATGCGGCGGCTGATCTTCGGAGCGCAGGGCGCGGAGGTGTCGGCGATCTCTTCGTCACTGGATGAACCCCTGACGCCGACCAACTTCGACCCGCGGTCGACGTCGAATCAGGGATCCGGCGAAGTGGCTGCTAGCACCGTCGACCAGGGGACGTTCTTCATCGACCGGACCGGCATGCGTCTGTTCATGCTGGCGCCCGACGCGGCCGGCGTCGACTTCGTGCCGACCGACATGCTGAAGTACGCGCCAGAGTCCGGCTATCCGGGGATCGTCATGATCGCGGTGCAGCGCGCTCCGGAGATCCGCATCCACTGCGTGCGGTCGGACGGAAAGGTGCTGGTGATGC